CTTCTACTGCAAATGGTATTGGTAATATCTTTCATAAACTATGGGAAGGAGCAGTACAAGGTACAAATGAATTTAATCCGTTTAGAGTTGATTGGTGGGATGTTCCAGGCCGAGATGAAGAATGGAAAAAACAAACAATTGCAAATACATCAGAATTACAATTCAATCAAGAATTCGGTAATACGTTTCATGGAACAGGCAATACATTAATCTCAGCTGATGTGCTACTATCGCTGAAAGCAGGAACTCCGGTTTATACACAAAACGGAGTAAAAGTTTATAAGCGACCAGAACAAAATCATGACTATCAGATATTTGTTGACGTCGCGAAGGGTCGAGGTATGGATTATTCTACGTTTAACGTAATCGATGTATCAACTCAGCCTTTCGAACAAGTTGCAGTATATCGCGATAATCTTATATCTCCATTGCTCTTACCTGATATTATCTATAAGTATGCGAAAACCTACAATGAAGCATGGATTATAGTAGAATCAAATGATCAAGGATCTGTGGTATGTAATGGTTTATATTATGATTTAGAATATGAAAATGTATTTGTAGAATCAGCAGTTAAAGCAAATGCGATTGGTGTTAATATGAATAAAAAGGTTAAACGTATTGGATGTTCTAATATGAAAGACCTTATCGAACAAAGAAGAATTAATATACAAGACGCTGATACAATTATAGAATTGTCAACATTTGTTGGAAAAGGACAATCTTATGAAGCGTCAGATAATAATCATGATGATTTAGTAATGAATCTAGTATTATTTGGTTGGTTTACAGCAACTCCTTTCTTTAGTGAAATGACTAATATTGAACTAAAAGATATGTTATATGCTGAGAAAGCAAAAGCAATCGAAGATGATTTATTACCATTTGGAATAATAAGCGGACAAAACGAGATAGATGAACCTGAATCTTTTGTACAAGGCGGTGACCGATGGGTTATGGGTCCTGAGACAGAATTGTTTTAGATTTTAATATTTTATAAATAGTTATGTTGATAAAAATCGTATTATGAAAATTTACTCGTTTAATGTACAAATAATCTAAGGGGATTAAAAATGGCTTTTCAAGTTTCACCTGGAGTTCAGGTAAGAGAAATCGACCTGACTAATGTTGTCCCTGCCGTATCAACGTCTGTAGGTGCCTTTGTAGGTAACTTTAGATGGGGACCGGTTCTGGAAACAACACAAGTAACTTCGGAAAAAGATTTAGCTGATAAATTTGGAGTTCCAACTGCATCTGGTGCAGTCGACTTCTTTACAGCATCTTATTTCTTGAAGTATGGAAATAATTTACAGGTAGTCAGAAACATTGATTCAGCTGCACGTAATGCTAACTCTGATGACGCATCTACTGCAACTATTATTAAGAATCAAGATGACTACGAAAATCAAACATTCAGTTCAACAGTTACTGTAACAGTTGACGGTGAAGTTCAATCTGGAGAAACAGAGATTGTTTTAACAGATGCTTCTGGCGTTACTGTTGGAGATGCTTTTGTTGGTGATTATGCCTCAAAAGATATCGCTGATAATACTACTATTACTAATATTGTAGGTAATACAATTACAATTAGTAATGCAACAGCTGGTATTATTCCTGATGCTGAAACATTCTCAATTGCAGTAAACAAAGGAACATGGATTGCAAAATATCCAGGTGTACTCGGTAACTCATTAAAAGTTTCTGTTTGTGCATATCAAGCTAACGGTGAGCAATTCACTGGTTGGTCTTACAGTTCTAATTTTACAGCAGCTCCTGGCACATCTGATTATGTAAGTAATCAAGGTGGTGCTAATGATGAAGTACACATCGTAGTTATAGACGAAGATGGTGCTTGGACAGGTACTGCTGGTACAGTTCTAGAAACATTTGCATTTGCTTCTCTAGCTTCAGATGCTAAGACAAATGACGGTGCTTCTAACTACTATAAAGATGTAATCAATAACAAATCAAATTATATTTGGTTTGGTACTCATGCTTCTGAATTAACAAATGCTGGTGCAGCTTCAACAGCTACATTTGCAAATACTATTACAACTGATTCTACTTTAAGTTATTCATTAGTTGGTGGTGCTGATTCAGGTACTCTTGGTACTTCTGAGATTGCATTAGGTTATGATCTATTTGAAGATGCTGAAACTATTGATGTTTCTTTACTCATCATGCCTTCAGTTTCATCATCTAACGCAACTACTGTTGCTAATGATCTTATTTCAATTGCAGAAGGTCGTAAGGATTGTGTAGCATTTGTTTCACCTGCTACTTCAACTACTAC